CATCAGGTAACATTATCGCTGAACTTGGAAAAGTTTATGATGCTATTTTGCCACAATTGTTAGATGCTGATGATATGAGAATTTTAGTTCCATCAACTGCTTTTAGATTTTACAGACAAGCACTTGCTGCTGCATCTGCTGAGGCATTCTTCATGCAAAACTATACTGAACTTTCTTTCTTAAATGTAAGATTGGTTGAAGTTAAAGGATTGCCAAATGATATGATTGTTGCTTCAAAATTATCTAACTTAGTTTTATTAACTGATTTAATGTCTGATTTTGATGATATTCAAATTTTACCTCAAAAGTCAGTTACGGGGGTTCCCGTGGTTCGCATGATTGGCGAATTTAAAATAGGACAAGGATATATCTTCGGTTCAGAAGTAGTTTTCTATCACTAAATAAAAATAAATATAAAAGCCCTCTTTAACTAGGGGGCTTTTAATAAAATTAAAATATAAATATTATGGCAATATGTAATGCTTTAACAACAGGATTGAATAAATCATGTGATACTAACGCAGGTGGATTGAATAAGATATACATTACTGATTATGAAAATGTATCTTCTCATACAATTGGTGCTGGTACAGGTGGTGATTGGATTACTGGTATAACTATGGCTGGACCAGCGTTATTCTATGAATTTCAAACAAATAAAAACGTATGTAACTTTGTTGAGACTGTAGCAATCGATTTAGCAGCTGGAACAACATTCTTTAATCAAATCGTAACAGTAGTTTTATCAAGAAGAGAAACTATTAAAAGAAATGCAATCGAAGAATTAACTGACGGACAAAAACAATTATGTATTATCGTTCTTGATAGTAACGGATTGTACTGGTTCAGTGGATTAGATGAAGGTTCTTATGTATCAGCAATCGATGGTGGTTCAGGAACTGCTAAGGCTGATATGAATGGATATACTATAACGGCAACAGCAATGGAGGCTAGTCAAATGTACCAAGTTGACCCAACAATTATATCTTCTATTATCTAATAGAATAAAAACTCTGTTTTTAAAACCACTCTTTCTGGGTGGTTTTTTTTGTTTATAAACAAAAAATCATAAAATTATATTTATAATATGATAAGATTACAACAAGGTTCAAATCAAATTTATATGACTTTGGATGAAAGCAATTATGGTTCATCATATTCTGTGTTAAGAGCAGTCGATAATATGAGTGGTGCTGAGAGTTTATGTATATTAGGAAATGATATATCACCAAATCCATCCAGATATAATCAATTTTCATTAACTGTTGGAACATCGTCTATTGTTAATGAACAAAGAGTTGTCGTAACTGATGGAGGTGGTTTAACTGGTTCTTTATATTCATCAGCTGATTTAATTGATTGGTTTATTTTGGATACTCCAACTATACAGGAAGAAACAAGAAGTGTTTTAATGCAATCAAGAGATAGATTATATGTTATAACAACAAATTCAAATTTTGATATTTGGACAGATGATGGTGGTTTAACTTTTGGAACATCTTCCACCTCAATTGAATTTCCCGCCGACCCATTTTATTCAAAAGATATTGATAGATTAATTATACCTTCAGTGAGTACAACATCCTCCTCATATAGTGATGACGGTGGGGTCACTTTTAATTATTCTGATAAAAATACATCACAGGGTGGAAGAGGTGCTTATAGTGATGAATTAGGATTGGGTGTTTTCTTAACTTTAGATAATAATTATATCACAACAACAAATGGAATAGATTGGAGTATGCCCGTATCATCTGGTGTTATAACAAATAATATAACAACTTTATATTGGTTTAATGAATTAAATTTATTTGTTGGTGTTCAAGTGGCCGGTTCGAGTAGAGGTGTGGTTTATTCACCAGATGGTGTAAATTGGACACAAGTTCAATTTTCATCCTTTGGATTTGGTAATGGATTAAATTATGATATATGTTTTAATAAAGATTTGGATTTATTAATGATTACAAATGATTTAGGAGGAAATGAGCAAAGAATTATAACATCACCAGATGCTATAAATTGGACAATATCGGCCACAAATAGTTTAGCTGGGATACCATTAGCATGTGAATATTCACCAACTTTTGGTTTTATGACTATAACCGATAATGGCTATGTATATACAACCACTGATATGATTACTTATCAAACACATTATATAGGACAAGGTTATACATGCAGAGATATAAAATTGGTTGAAATATCAACTTATAATAATGAAATTTTAGTTTTAAATAATGAAGGGCAATATAATTATGAGATATGGGGAATGATTGGTGACGCACCAGTTGGCACAGCATCTATATTATATAATGGAACACTATTAGAAAAAGGTAGAATAGTTCTACAATAAAAAATAAATAAAAAGTATGGAATTATTCGGATATAATTTATCAAAAAAAGTAGTGTCTAAAGACACTCTCGGTTCACGAGTACAACCTATATCAGTTAATGCTGAGGTTATTAGCAAACCACAAATAAGTAATGATATAATTTCATTATCAATAATGGTTGATTTACCAAAGATTAAAGAGAGTAGAAATAAAGTTTATGTTGAATATGGAATAGATAATTTATATCCAGAATTCTTAAAAGATTTGTATAGTTCATCGCCAACACATAATGCCATTGTTAAAACTAAATCATTAATGGTGGTTGGTGAGGGATATACTTATGATGACACCTTTTTAAGTGAGGCTGATAAGATTAATGTTTTAAAAATCGTTGGTCGATTAGAAAAAGAGTTTAACGCCTTATCACTAGATTTCCAATATATGGGAGCAATGGCTTTTGAGATTATATGGTCATTAGATTTTTCGAGAGTAGTTGAAGTTAATAGAGTTGATGCTTCGAAATTAAGAAGCGGTAAATTTATAGATGGAGTTGTTGAAGAATGGTTTTACAAAAGAGATTGGTCGGATAGAAGAGAGGAAATGTCTTGTATCAAGGCACTAGACAAAAGGAATAAAACGGACCACAGACAACTTCTTTATGTTCCTGGTGAAATGGTATCAAATGAATATTATGGTGAGCCAGCGTTCATTGGAGCGATTGATTGGATTGCTTTAGAAGCACAATGTGGAGTATATTATAGAAACTTAATCGAAAATGGATTTTCACCATCAGTTGTTGTTAAGTTTTTTCAAAAACCAGGCAATCAAGAAGAGAGAGATGCCATAGTTGGTGGAATGAAGAGAGCATATACTGGAACAAAAGGTTCAAAATTCTTAGCAGTTTTTAGTGATGGAAAAGAATTATCACCAGAGATTACACCAATGGAGGTATCAAATATGGATAAACAATATACAGTTTTAGCAGACCAAATAACTCAAAAAATCTTAACAGGTGAGAGAGTAACTACAACCGAATTATTCGGAATAGCATATCCAGGCCAATTGGGTTCAAGCGACTTTGATATTAAAGTAAAATGTTTTGAAAAATTTGTCATAAGACCAGACCAAAAGATATTCGAAGCAGCAATCAATGAGATATTATCACTTAACGGGTATGATGTTAATTTCAAATTAAACCCATTTGTAATATAAAAATAAATAAATAAAATTATGGCATACGTTCCTTGGATTACACAACAATATTTAAAGACAATAACACCTATATCAACGAATGTGGATGTTAATGAAATAGCAAATCATATTGAGACAGCAACATATATCAATATAAGAGAGTTGTTAGGTAAAAATCTTTATGAAGATATTAACACAAAATTTGTTAGTGGAACTTTTTCAGCAATTGAGACTGAATTATTCGATATATTAAAACAAGCACTGGCTTATAGAGCGACATGGTGTGCTATACCATTCCTAGGAATAAAAATCCGTTCAAAAGGTGTTGTTAGATTAAATGATGAGTTCGCTCAAAGTGCTTCATTAGATGATTTAAAATATTTAAGAAATGAATTAAATAATAGAGCAGAATATTTTGAAACCAGAGTTCAAGACTTTTTAATTCAATTCTTAATCGATTTCCCATTATATACGAATGATACATCGCCAAGAAACCAGATATATCCGAACTTTAATAATCCTTATGATAGTGATGTTTATATTGACAGTAGAGATAGGGAAAATTTAAGATTAAACAGATATAGATACGGGCCGAATTCTTCGAACCCTGGTAACACATACTAGTGTCTTTAGACACTCTCGTTTAACGAGTAATAAGAAAATCTACTATATTATATGGTAGATTTTTTTTGCTTCTTGATATGCTTGACGGGCTTCTTCTTCCGTATTAAAGTAACCTAGGAATTTATTTTTACCACCAAATTTAATTCTACTCATCCATTTATTTCGACTTTCTATATAATTATAACCCTTAGCATTTGTATTAAATCCATTTTGTTGATTTGTTACACTTCTTAGATTATCAATTCTATTATCATCTCTAACCATGTTTATATGGTCGATATAATCAACAACTTTTTTATTAACCCAATAATAAATAAATTGGTGTGCTTTTAAATGACACCTTTTTTTATCTTTATAAATTGGTATAACTATATATCCATCAGGCTTCTTAGATTTTACAACCCCACCTCTAACACCAAAAACCTCACCAGTCTCAGGATTACAAGTATAACCTTTATCAATCGCCATTAGTATCTTTTCTTCCCTATTCATAAACAAATTATCTACTATTTATACTTATAATATGGTTAATAGTTTAGATAATTTAAATGATATAAAAAGGGAAATACTTATTAAGATATGTGTATAGATAATTTAAATAATATTGAGTTAAAAAGTTATACTGACTATCCAAAATCAGCAAAGAATAATGCTCAAAGAGCACTTGATTGGGCTGAGAAGAATGGATGGGGTTCTTGTGGAACACTTGTTGGTAAAGCGAGAGCTAATCAGTTAGCAAATGGCGAACCAATCAGTAGAGATACAATAGCAAGAATGGCATCATTTAAAAGACATCAACAAAATAAAGATGTTCCTTATTCAGAAGGTTGTGGTGGATTGATGTGGGATGCTTGGGGTGGTACATCAGGCATTGAATGGGCATCTTCAAAGTTAAAAGAGATTGATTTATATGCGTTAAATAATATAAAAAGGTCTATTAAAAATGATGAAAAGGCCATTAAACTTGCTAAACATATAAAGTTGTTAAGTGAATTGGGTGAGCCAGCGGAAAACTTTCGTATAATTGATAGAAAAGAAATGACTTATAGTGATATACAGGATTATAATCTTGCTATTAAAACTGGAGTTCCTGGAATAAGACCAAAAAAAAGTCAAATAATTAAAAGGCCAACTTTCGGAGATAAATATGAAATTAGATATAACTATGATTTAAGACAAGAATTATCTGGGCCGAAACTTTTAGATACGTCAAGAGATTTTTGTGTTCATATAATCGATGCGAATAAAATGTACTTAAAACAGGATATAGATAAAATGTCGAATGGATTTGAATTATCAGTTTTTGAATACTCTGGTGGATATTGGAATAATGATGGAGTTATTGAACCAAAATGCCGACATTCATGGTTTATGAATTTTGTAGAAAGAATAAAATAATAATTAGATATGAAATATATAATGAATTTTCTTTTAACCATAGTGACGTTTTTAGCACCTATACAGGGCCTGTTGATACTCTTGATAGGGTTCATAACATTCGATACATTAATGGCCATCTATGTGTCTGTAAAGATGAAGGGATGGAAATCATTCAAGAGTGCTTTATTAAGAAAAGGAATGACAAGTAAAGTCTTTTTATATTTAGGAACAGTTATTCTTGCCTTTCTTATCGATATGTTTATTATGGGTGGCTCTGTATTCGGAATACAGCATTTATTTTCAAAAGGATTAGCCGCAATTTGGTGTTACGCGGAAATAAAATCAGGCGACGAGAATAGTATGAAATTGGGAAATAGAAGTTTTTTTGTAGTAACAAAAGAATTCTTCAAAAAGATGACAGGTTATAAAGATGAAATAAAAAAAATAATAGAATAATATGCCAATAAAATCGTGCCAAATTAATGGAAAAGATGGATGGAAATATGGAGATACTGGAACATGTTACCCAGGACCAGAAGGAAAGAAAAAAGCAATCGCTCAGGGCGTTGCTATAACTGGTGGTGATTTTCCCAAAAATGAAGGATTAGAAAGATTAAAAATATTTAAAGATTTTCTTGCCGTTAAAAAGATTGGCTGGGATTTTGATGGAACTCTTTCGACTAGTAGAGGTCAAAACTTATTTAAGAGTTTAACTGGCACTATGTATGTTATTACAGCTCGTAATCATCAATCACCAGACGTTTTTAAGATTACTGATAGATTAGGAGTTCCTAGAAGCAGAGTATTCTTTACAGGGTCAAATCAAAACAAAGTCGAAAAGATTAAATCATTAGGTTTAGATTTATTTTATGATAATAATCCATCAGTACATTCATTATTGCCACAAATTGTAAGAAACTTTTAAAGGGAGAGTACTCGTGAAACGAGAGTGTCTAGGGACACTATGTATATTTATATATAATAAGTGTTCGACATAAACACACTAGTTTTTTTTTAGACCCATCCGTTCGTAGTCGGATGGGTTTTTTATTATAATCCTAATTGTTTTAACTTTTTATCCCTTGTATCTTGTAAGGTTATTTCATTATATCTTTTTGCTAAATTAATCCATTCGCCTTTAAAGTTGATAGGATTTATATTAATGCTATTTATTATTTTTACAATCGCTGATTTTGAAGTTCTTGGATTGATATATAATCCAAATTCGTATGTTAATGATATTAATTCTCTTTGTGTCATTTTGTATGTTTTTAGTTACACTACAAAGATAAGGAACTTATTACGTTCTACAATCTTTTTTTTCATTTTATTTAAATAATTCCTAGTTTTTTTAACTTAACATCTCTTCTATATTGAATTAGTTTATCAACAGCACCTATTACAGATACAAAGTCGTCTTGCATTCGAAAATCATTATAGGAAAACGCAACCTCTATATTAGTATAAACGCAATTTTCATCAATAGCGGTTATTTCAAAATTATTATATAATTTTCTATAAGTCTTCGGCATAAGTTTTTTAATAAAACTCTTTTCGCCTTTAGTCAAGTTACAAATCAAATGATTTTTAAATTCTATCATAGCCTTTTCTTTTCTTTTATATATTATATTCTAAATGTCGTTTTTTGTATGCTTGGATTGTTTATAGAACAAATATAAGGAAATTATCCCATTATATTCATTTTATTTTACAAAATCGTCGTTTTTATCGAATGGGGAATGATTTTTAAATATATACAATATGGAAGCAGAAGAAAACAGAGGAGTTAAAAAGGGAACCAAAAGAGGAAATTATACTAAATTTACTGATGGGGAGATAATTAATATTATATCAAAATATGGGAGTATTTTTGATTTAAGAATGAGTGATGATAGACGATTTTATTGTATGGCTAAAAGAAGAGATTTAGGAGATTATCTTCCACCAAATATACCAAAGGTCAAGGCCGCTACAGAAAAGAAGAGAGGAGCAATAAAAGGTGTTAAAAAAGGACCTTATAGTAAATATACTGATGAGTATATAATCAATATATTATCAAAATATGAAACAAGAGGTGAGTTAAGAATGAGTGTGGATAAGAATTTCTATTATCTTGCTATGAGGAAATTTTTAGATATACATCTTCCACCAAAAAAAACAAGGTGTAATAATTTAGTAGGAAATCAATTGGAAAAGCAAAAAGAAAACGAGTTAAAGAAGATTGAAAAGAGGATGGAGAAAATAAGATTAAGAGAGGAAAAAAGATTAGAAGATAAACCAAATGATGCGACTATTGCCAGTGTAATGTATAGGCCAATTAAAGTTGATGGAAAGATAATATGTGGCCGGTGCTTGGAGCACGACCTTGCTCTTGGACATTCAAAAATGAATAAAAATCTATGTAAGCCTTGTTATGCTAAATATCTTTATTTAAGACAACATAATAGAGATAGTAATCCTCATAATATAAAGGATGAATATTGCCATATAAAAATAACTCATCACGAAAAGATATTTCAAATTGGAATAAAGGCTGATAGGAGATTACAAGATTATCTAACTATGATTGGATATGGATTTATTTTTAAGGAATGCTCATAGTCTTTCTCTTAAACGTCACCGAGGCTAGGGCTCGGCTTCTACTCTTAAATATAAAATAAGTATAAAATAATTCAAATAAAACCTTTTTACACTTTTGGAATATAATATATATAATAAGAAAGATTATTTCTTCTTCGGTGTTGATGGGTAAATGGTTTAGCGGCCACCATCAACTGCCTTCCGAAGTAAAACAATAAGGATAAAAAATAAGGCATAAATATGAAAGTAGTAACAAAAAACATTGAATTTGATTTATTTAATTCAAAT